ATTTATCGCGTCCGTTGTGTCACCCATTATTCCCATCTATCGCCGGATTGATTTGTCAAACATTGTTATTACGCCTGTTATTAACTAAAAAGGAGAAATATTCTCATGATGGATTTGGCCGAATTGACCTGGGGTCGCTGGAATTCAAACTCTGTAGCACCTGTGGGTTCATATGTTTGTTTTCGGACATTAGCGGTTTTTCAGCAGACAAGCGATGGTAATCTACCCGCTGATGGCACATGGTGTCGTGTAGACCCGTCAGGCACGCAAACCTTTGCCAATATTGCCACAACCATCAATAGCGTACTTGCCACTGCGTACACAGCGGGAAGTTTCCATGCACAGGGCTCAGGAGACATCATCCCAAATCCCGGTCAGGCCTCCAACGATGCCTAACGAAATCATCAAGCGTGGCATTTTGATTAGCTTTAATCCAGCAACCTACACAGCAAACGTGCTCATCTTAGAGGCCACAAGTGCCTTTCTTCAAGGCGTACCTGTTGCCTGCCACCTTGATGGGACCAGTGCTCAGGTCAACTCACTGTGCGCCGTTCTCTTCTTTGATGAGCAGAACTATACCGACGCTGTAGTGCTGGCAGTTTATCCCAATGCCACGCAAGGTGTGCCCGTACCAGCTCCTGGGCGCATAGTCTTTGTCTCAGGCTATCAGCAGTTTCAGAATCAGTCCATCAATGCTGGAGCAGTCAGCACCTTCACGCTCACTGGTGGCAGTTCTGGTATTCCCATGGGAGCACTTGGCGTACTTTATAAAGCCTACTTCACCAGTACGACCGTTGGAGCTTACATTCAGCTTGCACCGCATGCCGCTGCTGATATTACCGCCTATGCTTCTATTGGTAACCTTGCCATCGCCAATGGCTTTCTCAATGGTATGGGGCTTGTACAGCTCGATACCAATGGACGCATCGATATCAAAGCAAATACAGGCACTTGTACGGTTACATTGTATACGCATGGATATGTTTTTTGAGAGATGAGAAAAAATACAAATATCTCATTTAAAAGGAACATAAATATATGTGGGAAGTGATAGATTAGATTTTAGCAAAAGGACAGGGAATTGTTGTGTGAGAGGCAGTTGATCAGAAAGTAGGATGCGGCCCTTCTCCCGCTCGTGATTACCGGCCACAAGATCTACATCTTGATCACGAGCGGACCCAAGGAATGCACCCTACATGGGGGGCACGGAATACAGAGTTAATTTGTTTCATGAAAGGAGACTCTAGATATGGCTGATAATGATCAGAAGGTTAAAACTCTTGAACGTGCTACTCAGCAGCTTGATATCATCGAACAGATGATTACCATGCTGGTGGATAGTCTAGACCTCAACAGTCTGAAGACGAGCGAGAGGCTCAACTTAGCAATCAAGCTCATGACTCTGCATACTCGTACACTCAAGTTATATGACGATATCAGTAGAGATCGTGTACTCTCTTCCAGTCAGCAGACTTTGACTGATCAAATGATGCGCTCTATGCGCGATGATCTGTCTAAACAGGAACTCGATGATCTTCTCTCCTCTGAGGATGAGAGCGACGCTTTCTCCTTGAAGGATGGTGACTAATGCGCTCTCTTTCTTCTACACTGACATCAGCTCTGAATGCTAAAACGCGTCGACCAGCGATCTCTCTAACTGCTGAGGATCACATTAATCATCTGACTCAGGCTGTTGCCGCTAGTAACAGCGATGGCTATAATGATCTCTGTATCGCTGGCGACGGCAGTATCATTCGCGTCCGTGTCACCCGTGGGGGCAATGCGTTCCAGCAGTCTTTGCAATGGCAGCGCATTACTGATCCGACATCTGGCTTGCAGTGGACGACATGGAACACTTTCAGTGGAGGATCGGGCAATATCTTCCAGGATGGTGGATGTGCGATATCCAGAGATGGAGGCACGATGAATGCATACTGTCAACAAGGTACTGGCGGCAATGCGTTATGGAACTGGTTTTCCAATGACGGAGGACTGACATGGAATGGCCCAAGCGCAATTCTGAGCCCACCAGGTAGTGCACTGATTAAGGGCATCAGCTCGGCTGGCAATGCCGATGTCTTCTTCCAGTATGATGTCAGTGGTGGTGACAATATAGGATGTAGTTTCTGGAATGGCACATCCTGGTCAGTTTTGCAGGCATGGACACTCGCGCCCTCTAGTAGTGCCCAAGGGCTAGCAGTCTATTGGACCGGATCACTCTATTATATTGTATATAGTGATGGCTACGCACTTCATCTGGTCACTGCTAACTCAAATGGAACGGTTTGGACGGCTCTGCCAGATATTGCGCCTGCTACTAGCACAGCAATCGGGCGCATCTCCCCACGCATATACTTCTTTGATAATCTCTATCAGTTGTCTTGCGTCGAGGCTGATTCGGGCTTTCTCACCGGATCAGTCTATAGCTATCCGCGTGTGCGTCAGAGTCAGGACCTCGTGCACTGGTCCGGCGGCTATATCTTCCACGATATGCCCTGTACCTATGGAGCAGCTATCCTCAAATGCATCCCACCTGGTGCAGGTCGTGCATGCTATATTGCGGCTTGCATGCCATCCATCCGCTTAGGCACCGACTTTCAAACGACTGATAGCACACAATACGTTGATCTTTCAACCCACGTGCTAGAATACGTGCGCACCGATGAGATTGGTAAGCCGAGCAAGCTCACCGTTGTCCTTGATAATGCTGGCTCCAGTCTCACGCCATTTGTAGCAATCTATGGCTCGACCTATCGGCCTATTGGCATTAACACCTCGCTTGTGCTTAGCGAAGGCTATAGAACTGGCACACCACCTACTACAGTCGAAACAGTCACAGTCGCAAAGTACCACATTCGGCGGATCATTTTTGAGCGTGCGCCGGGCAAGAACCAGATCCGGCTGGAAGCTGAAGATCTCTCACGCTTGCTGGACCAGAGCAATCGCTATCAAGTTACTTACACGAGCCAGTCGCTCTCCTGGATGATCACTGAAATCTGTGCGCGTGCAGGTTTGCTCTCCGTCTCGCTACCAACCACCGCGCAGATGAGTACAAGTGTGACGACCTTCATCCTGCATGCGGGCCAACGATACCGTCAGGCCCTTGATGAACTGTGCCGTATTGGCTGGCTCGAATACTTCCTGGACCAGAACGAGATCATGCAATTTTGCGAACTCTCGCCCTCTGATCCCTCCGTCTGGACTTATACCCCAGAGATCGAAACCTTAGCTATCGGGAGTGACGATCTCCGAGGGAACCATATTCTCGTCAGTGGTAAGCCGCCAGCCGGAGGACCGCTTGGGGCCGTCACCAATGGCGAGGCCTACGACGACGTCCATATGCATGCAACTGGCCTGGAGCGTCTAGTGATAAGTGCTGATCCTAAACTCGCCACCTCCAACTTGTGTGCCACCAAAGCGAGCTTCATTCTTGCTCAGGAGCAGCGCAATCAGACGGCGCATAGCATTGAAGTCCCAGCTAATCCTGCTTTGCAGCTTTTGGATGTCGTAGCGCTTAATGACATAAATTCAAGCATTGGAGGAACAGGGCTCACAACAACGGCAAGGATATATAAGAATGAAACTCAATTTACAGCAGAAAAGGCTGCATATCAAAGTATCATTTACTTCGAGGGATTATAGCGTAAAAGGACTAAAAGAATCCTGCATATGAGTATATGTCTGGACCACACGACCGACATGAAGTCTAAGCTTGACAAGATTTCTAATTTGTTTCCAGACTGTTGGGCGAATGGAAACAAATGAAACAATCTGATCCAGACATATGTCTATATATTAGCAGAAAGCAATTTAAATGTAAAGAGTACACAAGGTACATGAAAAAATTGTAATGAAAGGAAGGATAAGGAGGGTCACATGTTACTTAGTGATATCGAAAGCATGACACGACAAGATCTCTTTGATACTGGCGCAACGCGTTGGTCCAACAGTGACATTGATCGCGCCATTGACAAGACTGTAGATCGTTACACGGCCTACGCTCCTAATATTGTTTTTGTTGATTATCAGATGCAGCCCTATCAGCGGACCTATCCCTATCCACAGAGCTGGAATCCGGCCTATCCGGTACTCTGGATCGAGAAGATCTTCTATCCGCTCCAGGTTTATGGCTCACAATACCTCCCACCGACCGTGGCTCCTACCTTGGCGGTTGTAGTAGGTGCTGGGCTGGGCATTGGGACCTATCAGTACCTTGTCACCTTCCTAACTCAGGGTGGTGAAACCCCTGCTGGCCCTGCTGCTAGCGTGACGACCTCTAGCGGCAACCAGAGGGTCAATCTCTCCAACATTCCCATTGCTCCATCCCAGCCGATGCAGCCAGGGGTTGCCACTAACAATGTGATTGGTCGCAACATTTACCGGACGCTTGTTGGCGGGAGCACCTTCTTCTACCTGACCAGTTTGCCCGATAACGCGACAACCACTTATACCGACACTGCCGCTGATAGTGTGCTAGCAGGCAAGCCTCAGCCGCCAACGGTCAATACCAGCGGTGTGATGATCTGGCCTCCCTACGAGCGAAGTTTCAGTGAGTACAGCAACACGTATGACTCAACCGCTGCCCTAGCTGCTGGTGGGAACATGGGTTTGATGGGACAACCTGGAGATAGCAGTGGCCCAACTGGCACACAAGCGCCAGCCTTTACGCTCAATCTTTCGCCTGTCGAACTGCCCAAGGATAACTCACTAGCTATGCGCGTCTTTTATGCTACCAAACATCAGCTTGATGCTAATGGGAGCACCATACCCGAAATACATCGTGACGTAATTGTCCTAGGAGCTACTACTTATGCAATTGAAGCATATATGACGCCGACTTCTGACAACTTCCTATTTCGTGATGGAAGCTTGCGAGACGAAGTAGATGATAGTATGATCCCCAAAAACTGGCTAGCACTAGCATGCTACAAGATGCAGCAGTTTGAAGCAAGACTGACGGAGATCAAACAGCAGAGAGATTTTGCCTCTTCTGCCCGAACTCATTGGGGTGATATCCCGATTCGTTGGACAAGGCTGTAGCCATGTCATTTTGAATCAAGGGCAGAGAGGTCTAGCTTCATTCCAGTCGAGGCTGGAGCAATTTTAAAAGAAGATCAAGCTTCTGTTCGATATTGTTGAAGCGCTTCCCGTGCTCGCGAAGCAACTGACCATGCTCGCGAAGCAACTGACCATGCTCTGCTTGTGTTGCCTTAATAGCTCCGATGTCAGTCCGCATCTCTTTGATGTCGGCCTCTTGT